TTATTCGACAACGCGATAAATATTTGAAGATTTTTGGCTTTCAAATAATAGCTCAATACTCGGCAGAATCGTTTCACCATCCACCACAATATGTTCAATTTTTTTGACCAACTCAGCTGCATGATGAATGTTGTGCTCTGCAAAGGAACGCAGCATCGCTTTCGCTTCAGTCACTTGGCTAAATTGATCTTTCACCTTGATATCAATCATCTTTGACATTTTTCCTTCCTCTCTCATTCTCCAATTTGCAGTTTTTTATACCATAATTAGCCAAGCGATTAATCTTCAAGATGTTAACGAATTTGGCAATGTAAACTTTTATATCTGGAGGGATTATAATAAAAAGAATATTAAACTGAATGAGTTGCGCAGACATTAAAAAAGCTCGCATTTCTGCGAGCTCTGTGTTGGATGGCTAGTGCTAGATTTATTGTCTGGTGATGAACATCAAACTCAACTAACTGTCATTGATCCGTCCAACTTATCGGTAGCGTCTTATTGGTTTTACGACCTACCATGAGTTCAATATAACAGTATTTTTTTAGCCAACAATACTCTTTTACACTTCTAAAAGAAGACTTATACAAGATTCCAATTGTCATTTTTTTAAAGCAGATTAGAATATTTCTGGCTTGTCTTACGAAGAATTTTGCATTCATATCATCTTTATCTAATTTATTGATTTCTAGAAAAATACCTTATTAAGCATACAACTTCCCGTTGCATAGACGGCTCAATACTCTCGTTCATAATCTCAATAAGCGCTTTAAAATTTAAGTTGGAATATGATTTTTCATAAATAAAAAATACTTCCGGAAAAGGACGCAATATTCAAAGAAACTGCTGTCATGAATCGATACGACTAATTTTAAAATGATTATTTTTCAAAAAATGGCGACAATTTAACCTCCCCATTAAGGTCAATTAACCGTATTTTTGTCTGAGTACTTCATCATTTACATGGGAAAATCAAAATTATTCATTTGATTTTCTGGACGTTAAATACCCTATTTTTATTTGCAACATAGTTAAATATTCAGAACCTTACTCAGCTTTTCAAATCCACCCTATTTACAGCCAAGCAATCTATAAATTCTAAATTTGATCGAAATAAAAACTCCCATTTAATGGAAATTTAATTTTATATCAACCTTAAACATTGAATATAAATGCAATACAATGCTCATAAATACATCGAGATATATCTAATTTTTTATGTCAGCTAATAATTTTAGGAAACACCTTGATCTCAATTTAAGGCAGTTAATACTTTTATTGGCTATTTTTAGTGTGTCTAGCCTTTTTATTATTTCTCTCATTATTAGCTATCAGATCGTAAAAAATCAGTTAATCGACAATTCCCTTGCCTTAAACGCTGACCATGCCCATAAAATTGCATTAAGCACAGACAACCATTTTAGAAATATGCTTCTTGAACTGGACTATAGCGCCAAGATATTAGGTCAAGACTTTAATAACAATGAGCTGAGAGAAGCCGAGGTCAATAAATTAAAATATCAGTCTGAACACTATAACAGTGTCGTGATCAGTGATACTCAAGGCAGACTAATCAATTTTTCACCGAATATTCTGCATATTGATAAAAGCAAAATACAACATACTCAAGGGATTATTGACTCTCTGCATAAAAAATCGACTTATATATCTTCACCCTATTTTTCTGTGCAAAAAAACATGATCGTGTTTATATCTCAACCTATTTTTGACAAGTCAAATCACTATCAGGGCTTCATCGGTTCAGCGATTTATTTAAAAGAAAAAAATGTAATTAATCAGCTTCTAACCACTTATAAAAATTATAAGAATAGTTATATGTATGTGATTAACAATGAAAATAAAATTATTTTCCATCCCGATCGTGAAAGAATCGGTCAATTGGCCAGCAATAATACTGGTCTGGAATATATGCATGCGCATAAAAATGGTCAAATTCGTTTAATCAATAGCCAGGGCACTGATAATCTGGCGGGTTTTTCTCATATTCCGACTTCAAACTGGATCGTGGTTTCCCAACAACCCACCCATGATTTACTTAAACAGGCAAATTCTATCCTTTATAAATTAGCCGCAGGATTCTTTTTATTTTATCTGCTTGTTTTTTATATTGTATGGCGACTGTCTGATTCTATCTCGGCTCCGTTGAACCAACTGGCAGATATGGCAAGTTTACTGAATCAGGCAGAAATCGGTTCAAAAATTAAGGATATCCAGCCCTGGTACTATGAGGTCACAAAATTCAAGTTAGCTCTACTGCTCAGTGTTCGCAAATTTTCACAACAAATGAGCAAAATGGATCATCATATTAATACAGATCCTTTAACCGGCTTGATGAATCGTCGTGGGTTGAATTATGTCATGACTCACAACATGAAAATGAACATCCCTTTTTCAGTGCTTCTGATGGATGTGGATCATTTTAAAAACATTAATGACAATTATGGTCATGATCAAGGTGATGTTGTCTTAAAGCATATTGCCAAGACGATGCAGCAAAAATTTCGTAAAGATGATATTTGCTGCCGCTACGGTGGTGAAGAATTTATCATTATTATACCGAACAGCAATCTCACTGAAGTGTATGAAAGTGCGGAAAGGTTCAGAAAAGAGATTGCAGGTAAAGAGATTCAGAATATAGGTCACATTAGCATTTCGATTGGGATTGCTTCTTGGCCAGACAGTTCTAAAAATATTCTAGACGTTTTGAAAATTGCCGATAACAATCTTTATCGGGCGAAAGATGATGGCCGCAACTGTGTGCGATACTAATTTGATTTATTTTTCAGTTTTATAGTTTAAATAAATGGTGCGCTCAGCGTGCATATAATTTGTATTATAAATAACTGTAATTTAATTAATTTTAATTATTAAAATATTCATGTAACGCAACCTGTAACGCATAAAGGAAAATCAATACCCCTTTCCGAATAGTGGGGCTAGAATCCGGGGCGCATAAAAAAGCCCTCACTTAGAGGACTTTTCAACGATGGAAATTACAGCTTTATGCCTGGACTGACAATCTACATATTTACGCCGGTCATCCACCATCACCTGCAGTACTTCTTTTGCCTGGCCAGACTTTAATTCCAGTAGATCAGGACAAGGCGTTTTAAGGTTTGCTGGAATTACCAGCGGCATTGACTGCTGACACCCCATCGTCATCAAAGCAATTAGTGTGGATATAAACAGGACGTTCAATGATCTTTTGCACTTCACGTGTAATTGTTTCGGTTTTAACGCGCTCAACTTCTTTTGATTCTTCATATTCCTCACCTGCTACGTTAGCCAACTCCTGTGCTTTCTTTTCAGCATCAAGATATGGCTTTAGCTTTTTATTGATTTTGTTCTGGCATGTCGTTTCAGCTTTGCGTAAATCACCGGCTAAACGATTGGCTTGAAAGAGCTGGCAAAGGATCACGATGCACAACATCACAATCAAGGACCAGCGTTTGTTATTCCAGATCAGCAATAGAAATGGCATCTAGTTCACTCCCATGCATTTGTTGTAGCGCTCAACTTGTCGACTCCACACGCCATAGCAATTGTTAGAACGAATACTGCAATCGCGCTTGGCCACATACTTCCATTTCAAAAGTGACTTACATGCCTGGATATATTCACGCGCTTTCAAATGGCGCAGCATGGAAGATCCAGACCAGGCACTTGTACCGTACTGATATGTGAAATCTAAGTACAGGTCATATTCAGGCTGAGAGATTGGAATGTTCAGAACGGTTTTATTAAACCGCTGTGCATCTTTATCCATGTGTAATTTGAGATATTCAAACGCCTGTTTACGGTCAATCGCCGGATCAGTCATTTTGACGCGCACACCGTTTGGATAGACTGTAGTGCCGTGGCCAATGGTCGGTACATCACCTTTGACCGGAATGACCGGCTTGGATGTATAGCCTTCTTTTATTGCTGTGGCTTGCACCTGTTCTTCACTTGGACCAGTGATCCACATCCCTGCAGCAAGCACCAGAGAAGAACCAATCACATAATATTTAGTCTTGTTTGACATCGTAATATTTCTCCCATTGCTCTACTTTTAGTTTGTGGATCTCATCGGCTCGTTTATTTTCAAGTCGCTTGTAATACCAGTTCACAACGAAGCCAGCCAAAGCCAGTGCGATACCTGACCACGCCAGAACATCAATTGACGCAAGGTATGCCACAAAACCAGAAGCAGCCCCTGCATACGTTGTTTTTGATGCAGCGGAAGAAACAGTCGCTGCCATTTCCATTACTGCTGTTTTCTGATCGGACATGCCGCCCCCAATTATTTTTGACATTAAAAAACCCTGATCTAATTAAAGATCAGGGTTGATGGTGGTTTGTTGAGTGTATTTTTAGGTAGCCTTCATAAACGGGAACCAACCATCGCTGATCTGGTTATATCCGGGTTTATCCGGATGAACACCGTTACTCTGAGCATCTTCAGTTTTTGAGTTGTGCGAGTTAATAGTTTTTACTGTTGTTGGAAAATTATTTTCCGTGTCCACACCCACACCAGATCCGAGCACATAAATATTTTGTCCCTCTTTGCCAGCATAGTGAACATATAGTTGTTTGTTATACATCACTAGATTGCGACGATAGCGCCACGCTGTTTGACCGCAAGCATAGCTTGTTCCAAAGGCATCTTGATTGGCTCCAACCGGTGATGCTGCGACAGCAATTTTTGCAGACGGCATAGCAGCTTTGATCGCAGCAATAATGCTATCTAACTGAGCGAATGCAGTTACCGTGAAATCAACCACCGCTTGATCAGAAGTCAATCCGAAAACGTCATTCACTCCCAGCTGAATAAATACATAATCTGGCGCTGCAAGTGAGTTGTAACTCAGATAATTGGCAAAATCTAATTTTGATGTAGCAGCATTCCAAAATGGATTACCTGGTACGCCTTCGAAATTACTAAAAGCAATTGTTGCATCCCCAACACCAGTGTTGGCTTTCGTTAAATTGCCTGAACCACTTGGAGTTGCTGGAGGTGTACCACTCCATAGACTCGCAATGATTGTTCCAGATCCACCAGTTAGAGCGACCTCTTGAACCAGATAGGTGGCTGTCCCAAAAGTATAGGTGGTGGAGTTAATCGCTGGAGGCGTGACCACGCCTGAAACAGTGAACTTATAATTGCTACGTCCAGCCCCTGCATAGTCTTCAATCTTCCAGCCGCCACGACCTTCATGCTTATTCAGGCCCGTGCCACGTGTCCCGATTAGCTGCACTTTCATGACATCATCTGCAGCAATATCAAGCAGACGCTGAGTGATTGAACCAGCATTCACCAATGAATCACCAATTACCAAGGCTTTTACAGTCTGACCACTTTTTGCATTGAGTGCTGCAAGCTGTATTGTTGTTGAAGCTGATGCAAGCTGTAATCCCTTCTGCTTGTCATGTAAAGCCCATGTTAAGGGATACGATCCAGCAGGATCATTCTGTGTTGCGCTCCAGACGAATCCACGATTTCTCTGCTGCCCACGGGTGCAGGTAACATCGTGCTCATACAACTTATAGTCCTCAACAAGCAGATGCTCTGGGTAGATTCGCGTTTCCAGTGTCTGATCGACTTTTGGCTCAGTATCTACTTTAGTGCGCTGCATTGCATATAGTTTTGGCGGCATAACAAGACTAGGCAAATATGCCTCACCTGGTGTAGTCCCACCAGAGCTTTGCGGCAGTTTAATCAGCAGTTTGAAGCCGGCCTGTACATAACCTAAAGATGGGGAAGCATTGCCTATTGAAGACAGTTTATTCCAGTCTTCTGCCACTTGAGACAAACTGAATGAACGGTTTTCTAAGTTTCCATTTACAGTAGCAGCGTGAGCGATAGAGAAGCGGGTTAGGTCAATTGCTTTAAATACAATAACAAACGGCGTATTTTTTGGAATGACTATAGCCTTGTCAAACATAACTGTCTGAGCTTGGCCATTATCACTTTTTGGAAATGACGGACAGACCCCAGAAAAGTCAGGCGCTGCAATTGCTGCTTGAGAAGCTACGGAATTACCATTCTGACTTACAGTAACCTTTGAACCCATATAGACACGATATTCAACCGCGGCGCTTGAAGCATTGAAAATACGAGCATCTAACGCATTAAAAATAATATCTTTTTCATGAGTGGAGTTATAGCCAGCATAAACACCATTTACATACAATGAAGAACCATTCTGCTCTGCAGTCGAATATTTCTTACCGTAGTAATCAATCTGCGTTATAGCGCTCACGGTTGCACTATTAGCAGCTCCAATGGCTGATGGTGTTGCATATAAGGTATCCGCCTCACTCTTAAATAAGACTTCTTCCCATGCTGCCGGCCATACCCCTGCATTGCTGGCTCGCTGGAGTGTTTTTTTATTAATCCCATAAGGTGTATAACGCTGAATCAATAATGTTGGGGAAACTGGTAAAACCTCAAGTACGCCTGCGTATGGTGACGGGCAATTGGTCATTGTTAGTGCCGAAGCATTCGATACAATTCTATGTTGCCCTTCTTCAGTAACATTATTAAAGTTTGTAGCATCAGCAAGCGCTTTAGATTTAACCGTAGCATAGGAATCAGTATAATTTTTTGCTGATGTCAGCGGATCATGACTACTCTTTGTTAGCGTTGAGCCGTTCCATTGATATGTACCGTTATTGGATACTGTTGGATCATTCGTTACATCAACAACTGTATTTACAGGTAAGTTCGCTTGATCGGCTTGTGCCAAGGCAAGTGTTGTATAGCCTTTTCGGCCACCAGCATAGGCTGAAAACTTCGCATCTGTTTCGAGTTTAGTGTAAGTGGTTTCTTGAGGTGCTTTTGTGGACAAGGCAGAATCTACTTCAATTTTGGTGTAAGTGTTTTCTTGAGGTGCTTTCAAAGCAAGCTGCTCATCTACATATTCTTGACCAGCTTTTGAATTAATAGCTTCACGGTTCTCAACCAAAGTATCCAAGATTTCTTCAATATGGGTTTGAATGCTTTTGCCATCTTGTGCGAAAACCACACCTGCGATGACACCCTGAAAAACACCAGGATTGGTTGATGCTAGTAGTGTATCTGTATAGCCTTTCAACGCATCAAATAACTGCTTTTCACGCACTTGCGCCAATTCATCATAATTAAAATCATGAGTACGGCGCCATTCGATTTCCTGTTTCAGGCGTGCGAGAATTTTTGCATCTACAAGATTAGATTCTTGTAGTACCAGCCAGATTTTATCCAGGTCAAAGTTAATAGTTTCTGGTCGGAATGAGTTGTCGTAGCTTTTATATTCAGTCTCACGATCCAACTGAGTATCACGGGTAAGCTCGACCAGATCACCTTCGTTTGGTGGCGTACTAAAGACCACGGTATTACCTTGGATGCTATATGCACCCACCAGTGGAATTTCTTTATTCACCATGACGACCAAATCTTTTGGATCTGGTAGATAGAACGTGATTTCAAATGAGTTATTTGAACCCGTTGCTCGATATTCCTTGTACGGAACTTGTTCAGGTACAGACATAATGCCCCCTAATTTTCAAAGTCTAGAGTGGCTTCAACAACACCACCGCTCGTTCTCCAATTAGGGCTTTCATTGACCTCGTTATTTCTGTGTATTTTGCCTACGCGTTCCGGTGAATCAGTAACAGCACCTGCTAAAGAATCTAGATCATCATCCGGCTGATCCGTAATTGCAGGGTTAAACATCCGCATATTTTTATATTGTCTTGAGCTATTCTCACCTTCTTCTGGTGTATCAATCACAGATGTATGCACCCAAAGTAAACCTGACATCAATGGGCCTTCTAATGCCTCAAGAATGCGTTTATTTTTATTCCCTACACTGTGTTCTTCTTTCACACCACAGCGGATACGACGTGCTTTTAATGCACCTTTTAGAGCTGCCGGTGCAAAGTTACCAATGCCATTAGTCTCAATCGTTAGACTTGGTACATTGAATTGCTCAATCAGGTCGCAAAGCTGCCAGACCTGACCACCTATGATATTTCCTTGTGCGTCATGAGTAACGACATCGCCAGTCAGTGCAACGGATCTATGCCAATACTTGGCACCAAAATCATCATGCAGCACTAATGCAGTTGAGGAAATATCGGATTTCAGCTTTCCAGATGATGGGTCCCAACGCATGGTGATACCGACAATCTGACGATCACCCAGCATCATGATGTGCTGACCGTTGGCACGTCGAAGTACTGGCTCGCAGTTATAAACTTCCATCTTGTCCGGATCAAGTCGAACTTCGCCAACCGGCTTCGCATGCATCTGGTACTGTGAATCCCATTCGTTTAATGTCCGGCATTCTCTACGGCGCTCACCCATGACTTTCGGTGTAAAGCGTTCAGGCCATAGCGATTCACTGTATAAGTCGACCAGATAGTGCGTTTCCTTTAGAACGATCTTAAAGGTGTTGCCAATCTTATAAACTGCATAATCTTCATCACGTGTGAGCAGCTTGGCTGTATGACTGATCCCACTGAACACATAAACTGGATCGAAGTCAGATAAACACTCGCTGATATTTTCAAAGCGTTTTTCTTTTTCAAACATTTTAAGGATCATGCATTTTGCGCCCTGTTTTTGTACTTGTGTATAGAGTGAATCATGGGTGTGCGGTGTACCGACAAACAGCTTTTGTCCACCTGGTATAAGAATGTGCGTCTGCTCGGACAGGCGATAGCGCAGCTTTTCACGTGCTTCAGGTGTACCAATGTTGGCCGGCATTTCAACGTCATCGTTTTGAATCTCATGCGCACGTGCACCAGTCACGTTGGACAATACGCCACGCGCATGCAGTGAGCCATGCCGCACATCTTCCGATCCGGTCACCCACCACTTTTGAAGCTCACCACGTTCTTTAAATACGCCAAACAACTGACACAGCGGATGCTTTTCAATGACTTGCTGAGTACCACGGCTACACTTTGAAGCATCCCCATCAGTTGCGCCCTGGTGCAGAATCAATCGATTTCGATCAATGAATAGCTTCCATGCGTTATAGATATCCAGAATCGTAGATTTGCCGTGACCACGCGGCATCATCAATAAGCCAAGTGAGCCGTAATTTTCCAAGAAATCACAGACATCTAAGTGAAAGTCTGGTACATCCCAATTCATGGCTTCCGCATAAACCAGAAAGAAAGCAGCAAAGCTGACCTTGATCATGTATTAGCTCGGTCGTTGTTTACGTTCTTCCAGTTTTTTGGCCACACTTTCAAGCAATGCAGCCGCCTGTGCTTCTGGTGATACCTTTCGATCACTTCCATCGCCAGCTGACAATTCATCATCAAGCAAGACGCGGTTCAGTTTCTCCATGCAGGTCAGCGCTTCTTTTGCCCCTTTGTATAACCAAACTTTGTCACCACGGCCGTTCTTATCAAAAACATCCTGACCATAAGCTTCAGTCATCAGATCCACCGCATCTGATCCTGCCATTTCCATACAGAGTTTTAATTTCTCTACTGTTTCAGGTTTTAGAAAACGTAACTTCTTTTCATCCGACATAAAAAATCCCCCGTATATAATCCATATATACAGGGGGTTCGGTTGAGCTTAATTGGGTGTCCTACTTTGGTTTTTTCCCTAGAATCTTATTTCCATTTTCATCAAAGTAATAAGGCTCATAAGACTTCACGCAATTCATGTAAATAAACCAAAGAATAACCGCATAGGTAACAAGACTGGTTATAGATAAGTAGTTAATATTTATACTTTCTGACCAGTAGACCACCATAGGAACCAATATAAAAAAACCAATTATTTGTAGTGCTGTCATGTGGTCAAAATAATAATATTTATCTTTATATTTCCAGTTAATCATTCCACAACCCTTTCAAAATCTGGCGCTCTTGCCTCATCAAAACCAGAACCCCAATCAAAGTCACCAAGCCAACGAGTACGATCATGTTCACGTTCAGCTTTACGTAATAATTTTTCACGGTATCCAGGTGCAATCATATCTTGGAAATTATCAAAAATCATGCGATTCGTCGCAGCCTTAGTGTAGAAAAGATTTTGCGCTGGTATCTTCCCTTTCAAGAATCTAAAGGCTTCATTACCTGCGTTACTTTCTATTCCATTTGCTGCCTGAGTCGCATTACCTACTGTCAGGCTCAATATGGTTTTAAAGTCACTACCAAAAGGACCAGCAATAAAATCACCAGTATCACGACCACTAGTATCAGTTCCTGCAACTAAAATATCCCCTAGCACCGGTAAGCCACCACCAGCGACAAATGAACGCTTCATGAAGTCAATTGTCTTGTCTGGATCCTCGCTATCCCACATGGTTAAAGGATCATTGCCGTTGGCCAACTCTTTGAGCTGCACCACTAAGCCACCTAGTATTGTGGTCATAGCTACCAATGGAATTGCATAAGCTGCCTTTCCTTGCACACCTTGCTGCGCCATTGTTCGACTACCATGACGCATGAGGAATGATGCTGAGAACGACTTAAATTGCAGCATGGATTTCGTAATCTCACCCATAGCTGTTCCCTTTCTTGTACCTGGTGCCATCCATGTACGTTCACGCAGGCCGGCTTCAACCACGGCCATTCCCTGTTCATCCAGCAAGTGTGCCTGAAACTGCGTGGCAACTTCATCACGGATTTTTTGCGCTAATAATTTTTTCTCTCCATCAATACTGTTTGCAAGTTTATCCATAACGTACTGACGCTTGGTCTGACGCTCTGCCACTTTTGCCTGGTATTCAGTGAACTCAGTATCCAAATCATTAACGCGCTTATCCAAATCTTTAAACTTCTGATTAATCGATTTATTTGCACTGCTATCAGCTGCACGCATCTTTGCACGCATCTCTGTCATTCTTCTCTCAGCATTACCCAAACGGCGGCCTAGATCCTCACCGCTTTTATAAGTTCTGCGAGTGTTCTGAGTGACAGACGAATCAATTTTTTTATCAGTCTTATTCTTAATTGTAGTCTGTTCGACTGCCTTTTTAATTTCAAAATCAGTTTCAAGCTGCTCCTGTTTCAACCCAACTAATTCTTTTAACTCAGTCAAAGCTTCAAATTCACGCTGCGCTTTCACATCGCGTCGTGCTGCATAGCGATTCAAACGCTCTGATAATTTACCCTCATACTCTGCTAATTTTTCTTTTGGCAGCTTCTGACGTTTTCCTAAAAGCTCATTGAAATCTGTGAACTTCCCCTGAATCTCTTTTTCAAAAGTCTTGATCTTATCGTTCAGACTGGCTGTTTTTGTTGCAACCTTATTGTCCAGGCTCTCAAGTGTGCGGCCTAGTTTTTTCGCCTTGTCTGTCAGGTTATCAATGGTCTTTCCTTGCGTAATACCATCAACAAAACCTTTTAGGTCTTCCTGATTTTCAATCGTGCGAATATAGGCATTCATGTCAGCCTGAGCTGCTGCGGCCTCTTTCTGAGCATCAAGCAGATCCATTCGATCTTGTAATGCCTGCTTTTCTGCTTGAGCTTGTGAATCTTTTCTGTTTGCATAATCAAGCAAACGCTGTGAAAGACTGCGCTTCACATCATCCAACTTTTGCTCACGATTCAAAATACGCTGATCATCTAACGCATTTCGATCATTCAATTCTTTGATCTGGTCATTAATACCATTTACCAGCTGATTAACATCCTTATCCATTGCAGTTAAAAGCTTATCATCAGGAATCTCATAGATTGAACGTGCTGACATGAGCTGATTGCCCTTACGATCCACGACCGGATCAGCCAGGCGCATGACTTCCCATGCTCGTTCGTTTAGTCCGGTTTTTTCCATGAGCTCACGATCCATTGCGTCCAGATCGGCCCATGCTTTAGAGCGGGTTAAAGTGCCGTATTTATGCATAAGCATCTTGCTAAAGCCGACTTTTGAAGCTGCTGTGAGTGCATTCAGGCCAGATATACGCATAACCTGTGAAGCAATACCACTGGATACCCGAGCCAGTTTCTGTGACTTGCTATGCACTGAAGTTAGACCATCATCAGACCAACGTGCGATAGAACCGAGCATTTCTTCAGTGGCTAGACCCAAGCTGTGCGCTAGCTCCCGATCTTCTTTATTTTTTGGATTTAACTGTGTGAGCAACTCACCGAAGGTTTTGCGGAAGGCAATGCCATGGATCGATGCAGTCTTGGCAATCATGGCCTGATCGGTGACGGATGAAATTGTGGTACCGCCCAGCATAGATGCCACGTTCATTGATCGGTACGCTAAACCCATATTGGCCAGAACTTCGGATTGTGGTGTATTCTGCCCTGAGAACTCATCAAACATGGTCTGTGCACGTTTACGTGACTTGCCTGTGTCGTTTGCATCAATACCCTTTTGCCAGTCCTTTTGCTCTGCTGCGTCCATCAATATGCGCATGGAGTTTCTAGGACTACTACCAAGATTTTCCACCATAGCAATATCTTTGGATAAGCCGTTAATATGTGCTTCCACTAAGTCTACAAACGGCATACCGCCAAACTCAGACTGATATTCCATCCATGATTCAGCATCCTTAAAATGCAGTACCCGGCTTTCAGAATGACGGCTGGTGACCTTTGAATTACCCCCGAAGGACTGACGGCCAATTTCAGTTTTATTGGCACCGTTACTGCTCAATGTGTCGAATGAATATTCAAGCAGTTCGCGGATCTCTTGCTGTGAATAGTACGTTCCATCCTCATGCACATATTTTGAAGTGTCGATTAAGCCTTCTGCTTTCTGTACCCAAGCTTGTTTGCCGGCTAATACAATTTTTTCCAGGCTATGCGTCTGCGGTAATCCCCAATCATCCAGCTTGCCAATATCACCGCCGGCACGGTTAAAGCGTTCGCGCATACCTTCAAAGACTTCGCCCATTTTGTCTGAAATCTTCTTGGCCAATGGATCGCCGGTACTGTCATTGAAGCGTTCACGGACAATTTTTTGCACCAGTTCTGCATCAGTAAATACACCTAAACCGCCTTTGATGTTGGTATAGAAGTCCACCAGCTCACCACGGTAAATGGCTGCAATCGCGCGGGATTTAGAATCAATCGACTGAACACCCGACATATCACCATGTGCTGCAACCATACGGTCTACGACTTCACTGGCTGATAGTGTCGGATGATCCAGCAAGGCAAGGTTTTTGTTTTGGGTCAGAATGTCACGTGCAGCAATGGCATGCTTTCTTTTTAATTGTGCTTGGATATCTTCTGCGACAAACTCACCGGCTTTCACCAGTTTTTCAGCATCAGACAAATTGCGCCAGTTTTGAATATCTTTTTTGGCCAAAGACTTCATCGCATCCTTGATCCGGTTTTCAATGTTGGTGGCTTCTTGCTGGTTGAGTGTCGCCTTACCGAGTGCCTTAGCTACGGCGGCCTTGCATTGGTCTTTCATAATAAAAATGCCCAGATAATTTTCATCATCTGAGCATTAATAAAAGTGTGGTTTGTTGGGTAACTTATTCCCCAAACTGTAGAGCACAACTAATGGCAGTCTGTGCGGCCAAAGTATCTTCTTGTGCCTGACGTGCTTCTGCCTCCAGCTCATCCAGTCGTTCACGTAAAGACATGGTGATTTCTTCCATTTCCCCATCTGGTCGCATACGACTGACTGAAATCTGCTGATCCGGATTCTGCATGATGATATCTAAAGCGGCTGATTCTTCCGGACCATCACCAAACAGCGAACCTTGTCGCGGATCGCCCATTGCATCAATTTCATCAATCTTGGATTGAATATTCTCACCAATGGCTTTTGTACTACGCTTGTTCTGGTCAAAAACATTCAGGAAATCACGCGCACCAGGTGAAAGCCCATCATCAATAAGCTGACCTTGATTGAGATAGTCCGGTACGGTCTGGCCATTGGCTTTCAGATCACTAAGTTTTTGCGCTGCCTGTGCCAGATCCTTGGCCAAACTATTTTGATGACGACCGCCCTGCTTCACTAAGCTATCAAGCTGTGCCAATTGCGGTGCAGCACGGAGCAAGGCATTCAATACAGTCTTGCTGTCATCGTCCAGATTCTCAGCCATACGGCCAATCAGTGACGAATCCTCATAGGTGCGTTGCATGATTGCAGATTCAATACGGCGCTTTCCTTCCTGGCTTAATCGTCCGTCACCGGTAATCACTGTGCCCTGTTCTGACTTTGGTAATGACCCCACAAAACCGCGTACAAAGTCCATAGAGCCATCTAAATTAATTGAGCCATCATTATTGATCTTCAGTAAAGAAGCATCAGGCAGACGATCTGAGTCGCTCACAGCACGTTCTGTCGCGGAGTACTGTGCCACATCAGATTCATTGGCCAGTTTTGCAAATTGTGTACGGTCGGTATCGGTTAAGCGTGTCCGGACTAAAACAGGATTATTGATACCCGCTATATCAATGCCGCGTTCAGATGCGTACTGTTCCAGAAAGGCCCGATATTCTTCAGCACGGCCAGATTCATAAGCTTTTGCAATGGCCAGTGTACGACCGTTACCAGACTCCACCACGTTATCCATGCCGATAATCGGTGCACCATCAGACAGCTTTGGAGATTCGCCAAGCAGCTCAGGTCGCAGATCCTCAGCCATACGTTCAATCTGTTGGCGTGATGCTTCCCGGGTACGGTCACGCGGTTGCAGTTCAGATGGATAAAGCGGATTCACACCATAAGCTAGATCATTCGATGCAATCAGTTCATCCAGTGATTTGACCTCATAAGCCATGTCATAACTGCTTCCATCCATGCCAATTGCAGTACTGGTACCATTGCCACCATATCGAGCGCTTAGACTGTTCCACTTATTACGCCATTTGCCAATTGCCTGCCCGACTGTCATGCCCTCCATGGCATTATTGGCCACAACTGCATCAGCATTCTTTGGATCGTATTTGCGGACTACATCAATCAGTTTTGCATTTGGATCTGCTTTTAATACTGCAGACGCTCCACTTGGTCCAAGTAAGTGCCCTAAATAATGTTCATGCGGTTGCAGCTCACGGCCAATGCTTTTCTTGATATGGCTTTCTGCCTGCTTCATGTGCTTGAAGCCGATGCGGATTTGCTCATCAATATTGGATCGATCACCACCGCCCAAGTTACTCCACGACTTATCCAGCACCTGAAACAGACCATGTGCGGATGATGTTGGATTCTTGGCTGTATGGCTGAATGAACCACCGGTTTCAATATGGGCAATGGTTAAAGCTACATTTGGAGGAATCCCGGCCTGTTGTGCTTTACGTGCAATCGTTTTGGCATTGGTTGGTAGAGCCATGCTTTCGTAATTGACTGGCTTCTGCTTGTCCTCACCCTTCACCGGATGCACCACGTTTACCGGTCGACCCATGCGGATTGCTTCAGTTGCGGCATCCATATTTTTATAATGGTTATTGGCCTGAACTGGATTGGCCGGATTCACTGGTGCTAGTGTATTTTCAAACTCTAATTCATTTAAAACCAGTGCTGCCTGCTGCTGCTCTGGTGTGACATCGGGATTATTAAAATACTTACCTGCGCCACGTGCCGCACCAAAAAACATAGTATTCAGCAAGATATCTGTAGTGACTGATTCGGCTGTGACTTCGTATTTTTTAGCCTGTTTGTCGTAGCCTTCAGATTCAAGAATTGCACCCGATACAGCTTGGCCACCAATGGATAGACCAGATGCGCCACCAACGGAAAGTAGACCATCTTTAATCACTCCACCTGTGCCTTTAAAACCATAAGACATAGGCAAAGCCGTTGATGCTGCAGCCACAGCACCATCAGTCAAAGCGACTTTTAAAGCGGTTTCTTCATCCACGCCGTCACGGGTCAAGTCACCGTAGACATAGTTAGTCTCAGATCCACCAGTAACAGCTGCAGCACCGGCAATACCACCAACAGCACTACCGACCACCGCACGCGTTGCATAGTCGCCTAAACTGAATGCAATATTGCCGACTGTGCCGGTATTCTCTTTATCTTGCAGATAATCAATCGATTCATAGACCAGATCATCACGCGCCTTCTGCTTGCGCTCCTTGTAGGCAGAATAAGGCTCGCTAAATTCCTCTTTGCCCACATCATCAAGGGAATATGAAACACGGTCCACAACGGCATCAATCGGTGCAGCAATCACTTCACCCACTTTGGCAAAGCCTGCACCCATACCACGAATCGGTGCAGCCAGACTAAACAGGCCGCTGGAATCTTCTGTTGTTTCAGTTGGCTTGTGTGCCAGTCCTTTGGCATTGACTTCATCAACCTGTTTTTGTTCTTCAGGCGAGTATTCAGATAACCAGTTACTCATTACTTGGTCACTCCATCAGGCATGTTCATATAAAACAGCGCTTCACCACGTTCATTGATCAGGCCATAACGGATCTGACCTTTTGGCCCGCTTTTACGCTCACGACGTAAACGCAAATCCTTGAGTGCAGCTTCTGAAATCTGGTATTTCTGGGATATAGCCGCATAGCGTGTATCCAGTATCTGTTCAAAACGGTCATCATCCATACCGTAGGGCTTGGATACTTTCCATGTCTTTTGATTGCCGTACTTCACACCTTGCTCATATACGCCACCAGTGGCCAGACTGAGTGCTGTTTTAGTTAAATCTTTGCTGATATCTTGGTTGTCCTTGTGCTGGTAGCCATTGCGCTCAGATAGATGCACATAGATCGACTTGAATGCCGAATAAGACATATTTGCCGTTTCTCCGGAGACAGAATTACCCACGTACTTATTGAACTCAGAACGTAGTAAATCATCCTTTGGAACAACCAAGGCTTTATTCTTTAATGCCTGAGTACCGGAAATAATCGCAGCTGCTACATCTTCACCATCACGTGAACGATAGTTATTAGCTCGTGCCACACCAGCCATAAGGTATGACAGATCGCCACCGCCTAGCTGCCCCATGGTTGCAGACCAGATCTTGCTGCCATTCGGTACGCCTTTAGATTGGTTGATTAGCTCACCAATGAAGTCTAGTTTGTCATTCACAGACTTGGCTTCAAACGCTTGCTTGGCCTCTGCCAGATCTTCTGCAGCAATAGGTTTCACCACAATGTTTGGATCTTTAAGCGCCAGCTGACTCACGCCGTTATCAATCGCTTTGGCCGCAAATGATTTTGGATTGGCTTTCAGTTCACCAGCATTCAGGCTATGTGTTTCTAAACCTGCTTCACGTACTGCCTGATTCGGATTATTTTTTAATGTTTCTGTCTTTTCCTTATGGATCGACTCAAACACACCTAAAATCTTTTCCTCAGTTGCTGGATCTGCTGATTTGCTATTGGCCATAGCTGCTTTTTGCTGATTGATACGCTTTAGCTGCTCGGTTGTAGACAGGTTGGAAAACTGCTGGAAGTTATTCGACTGTGATTTGTAGAAGTTGTATTCAGCTTCATGTTCAGTTCCAACCACTGCACCTTTTACGCTTTCCAGATAACCATCATCCAAAGCACGACCAGTCAGCACCTGAGATTTAAAATCATTCAGAACTTTGCCGGCTAATTGCAGACGCTTGTTTTCTTCGACTTCAACCTGTTTATTGATTGCATCGATCCGGCTGAGTGCCTGCGCTTTCTTCTGCTGTACTTGTGGGCCATCGATATAACCGTATTTACCACTGTCCATATCTGTGATGAGTGCTTGCAGATCCGCAGTGTTCTTGCTTTCAATTGCTGCAGTAATACGCCCATCAATATCCAGCACATCACGTGTGGATTCATAGCCATAAATACGTGCCTGTTTTTCTGCTTCAGACAGATTCAATGTGGCCAGATTGGATTCAAGATATTCACGGCCAGCCTGACGACCCATACGTGTTCCGATCTCAGTCACACGGTCAGCCAGTACAGTGTCTTTCTTAGAATCTGCGCTTAATTGCAAAGGCAGGAATGCAGTGGCATTACGGCTCACATTGCTAGACCAGTGCTGACTTAATGCCTGATGTGCATGCCCGGGCAGCTCACCTTCCATATCTTTGAAACGCTTTTCAGACCATTGCTGTAATGTTTTATTGGCCGTATCAGCATTCATTGCGCCGTTGGCCACATCGTTTTTAAGCAATGTAACCTGCTCTGATAGCTCAGTGGTCAGTACATCATCTAGCTTAACTTTGGCTTCTTTCTCTGCCAGATCATTGTGATAAAGCTCTGCACGTTTGGCAGATACATCGGCTTCATCGGATTTTCGTCTGCGTTCATCAATAACGCCACCAATGGTTTCTCCAATTTTCGAAAGACCAGTCATTGGAGTGTGTTGCTGCATAACAGGCCGTGAAGTATCACGACCTTGAGACTTTGGAATTAACGCCATTATTTCCACCCCATCGCTTTAGCACCAACGCTTACAAAATCAGAAGCCGCATTCATGCCATAGTTGTTGCGCTGCATTTTTCCCTGCATACGAATCTGTTTAGCCTGATAATCAGCATCAGAGATATTGAGCGAGGCGTTATAAGCCGCATCAGAAATATGCTCATCCTGAAGCATTGCTGCCGCACCTACATCAACATTCACACCATTTTCCGCAGCTACGGCACGCGCCGTTGAAGCATTGCTTTTACCCTGTCGCTTCATCTTTTCAGCTTCTGCCAGTGCAACTGATTTAACCGTTTTGGCATTACCTTTAGCTGTAGCAGATGCCATTTGGCCATTTGCTAAATTCTGTACACCACTAAGAGCGTCACTAATAAAATTCTTACCTCCACACATGATTAGACCTCCATTTCCAGAACATAGCCGACCAGTTCAAAGCCCAATGATTCATACAGCTTCACAGTGCGATCCGCATGAATACCGGTGATGGTACCGACCTGAATCCGATCTGCTTTATTCATATCGGCCCATACCTTAAACGTTTCAATCAGATCACTGGCCGCACCTGATTTACGATATTCAGGCAGGACATAAAGACCTTGCTCATAAGCCAGTGTTTGCCCTGTGCGCCAGTCAGTATCTAGTGCGCCAATTAATGTGCCAACCGGATTCGAGTATTCATCTGTCACCATCAAGATTGATCCGTGCTTATCAATCAGATAAGCAAATACATTTCTAGCTCGTTTCTCATCAAAGCCCTGTTTCTTAAACCGTGGTGATTCACTGGTCAGACGCTTGCCCCAGTCAACAAGCGTGTCTAAATCTTTTAGTGTTGCTGCACGTACAAGCATCTTTATCTCTCATTCATTGATACCAACATAGCTACACTCTGGACGTGGAAAGGTAGCGGTTTGTTGTGTGTTATTTTTAATTCCATTTCGTGCAAGGTTGACCAGCCATTCATGCTGACACTGACCGGCCCTGTATAGGTCAGGTTCTGGAATGCAGACTGATTAAATGACTTATGTTCCAGATCGTACTGATTACACTGGCCACCAATTGAATTACGCACATATAAGACCGTTTCATGCGCCTGGATCTTATGGAGCATTGCAGTATTGGGAACTTGACTGTGATCCGGTGGCAGAAACTCAACTTCCATATTGAACGGCTGGCCAGCAAACCACGCGCCGGATGTTGGTTGATTGTCATCGTAGAAATAGCCATCTGCATTCTGGAATCGGTACTGTGTGTTGTTATGCAGGTTTCTGTTTGCCAATGCGCCGTTATGCGCAATCTCACAATCCATGAATGATGTTTCGTCTAGCTGCTCAAGCGCAACCGAAGTTTTACGCGTAACCAGCATGAAGCACAGATCATTGCCGGCAGCTTGAGGCAAAGCGCAGATTGAGCGAACAGCTCCACCAAAGTCATGCTGTGCCCAGGCATTCATTTCCTGATCACGGTTTAAAGTAATGCTGGCCACCTTGCCATCATTGAGTACCATCCAGACCAGGCTATACGGCGTTTGCTGATAGGTCAGTTCCTTAATTCCGCCATGATCCTCTGCAATGTGTGGTGCAATGGCTGATAGTTCCGGACTGACCAGACCATCTACTTCATAACGATAAGACAAAGCACGCAAGCGGTTACCGCCACGCTGGACAAATAGCAGCTCATTACCCACCAGACACGGACGGACGTTGGATTGTGCGCCGTAGGTTGTATGCTGTTCGATCTGGGCAGATGCTGGTGTAAATGCACCGGTTGAACTGATCAGAAACTCAGAACCACCAGTCAGCGCCACCACACCACCACGTTGTGCCAGGTGCAGAATGTTATCTGCCTGTGCGGATGATGAGGCCATACTAAATGCGCTGGCATCGTCCGTTGCTTCCAAGAAATCACCATCATTCCCGATTGCACTGACCCATAACTGGTTCGGGTTGTTTTTGGTATTGGCAAAGACCAGGCGCTGTTTAAAGAATGTCACTGTAGATGGATAGCCAGTGGCCGCAGTAAATGCTGCAGTATTTAAGGTCCATGATTTGGCAATGGCTTGAACGTCTGCATTCAGCTTTACTAGCACCTCACCTGAAGCCACTGTGCCCGATGTGATTGTGGTAATACGGACTTGACCACCGTTGATATTCACAATTGCGCCAATGTGAGAGGCATTAAAGACTGGAATGTCATACCAGGCGACTTCCTGCCACTTATCATTCAGATCTGTCGGCTCGGATGCAGAGTTATCTGCTACCGCTTCCCATGTTTTAAGCAGATGAATAACACGCTCACCAATGATGTAGTTTTCAGTGTTCTTCCAGTTTGGATATGATGAAGCGGTCAGCGTAATGGTTTTACCAACATCTGTGCCATTTGGCTTTAATGCCACGTTAGGTGTGGTATTGATTTCATCCACCGGTGCTGTGACAAAAGTGAACTGAGCAAAATCCCAATTATCAAAATCCTTACTACAGACCAGACGATGTACCGGATGATCGCCCTGGACAAAGAACATGCGATAGCGCGAGTGTGCCACCTGGATCTGTGCAACCTTGGCTGCTGTGTTATACGGCGTACTTCCTGTATAGACCACGGATTGTGTTAAGGAGTCATACACCTGCAGAGTATTAATCCCCAAGATCAATAGAAATGGATTATCTGAGTTCGGAACAAAAGGAATCAGGCGCAATGCACCGGCAAAGATTCCACGAAACTTAGTACCTGGTCGTTTCTTTGCGCCACCCTCTACCAGTGGGATTGCATTAAGCAGTTTTTTAGCGCCGTTGGCATATTGCTGCACATCAGTTCGGGTATGCAGTAACGGTGATAGCTCACCGCTAGACAGGTTATTTTTAAGTAGCCATTGCTTCATTAGTAGCGACTCCCGATATAGCGTGATTCCTCATACACGATGTCTTCAGAAGGTCGTTCTTGTGCATTGATCGTACGTGCACGCTTGATCAAATCACGATATTGCGCTTCTGCCGATTGCCCTGCTGCATCGCTACCGGTATTCGGTTTGCATAGCTTGGCGGCCATTTTGAGTGACATGGCTTCAACCAGCATTGAATCCCAGGAATCTTCGTTATCGTTGTCAAAAACATATTCAAGGTTGATCTGGTTTGTATTGGCCAAAATGTAGCGATTCTCTACTTCATATTTTTCAGTATTGGCACTGATGATCCGGATGAAGTCACGTGGCAATGGGAAAGAATTGCTATAACCAAAGGCCGGATATGTGGTGACCGGTGCAAGAATGGTACGTTTTTTTGCACATGACCAAGGATGATCACGGAGAATTGATTTTCGCACCTGGTCATAGATACTGCGGCAGCGTTCAGCACGTGCAGTGTTCTCGTCGAATGATGCAATATTGCTATCCCCGATCAGGCTTAAAGCATGATTGACGATGGATGTTCTGGTTGTAATAGACATAAAAAAGCCCTCAAGTTTTAATGATCTTGAAGGCTTTTAAGAATTGGTTTGTTGGGTATCAAATACCAGATGGCTGTGCTACAGCGCGAACTAAAGCCATAATTCCAGTCTGAATATCAGTCTTACCAATCGCAGCCCATCGTTGTGGTTCTGCTGCTTTAAATCGGTTGAACTCTTGATATTCAACGCTTGCAAAATCATTTGGAGCGACTTGCGAGCGAATAGCATTAGCTTGTTTGTATTCGAAGTCAGTGCTTAATCGATTGGCTAGTTCATTTTGTAAAGCAAGTAATTCCGCACCTTTCTCTTTGATGCGATTCATTAAATCAATTTCTTCTTTGGTTAGCTCACGATAACCATTAATTTTACGATGTTGATTTTTCATATTCTTATTCCACTTCTTTCAAACAATTGCGGCACTCTGGCTTGGCATCAGTTCCAATCTCAGTCGCACCATGAAAACCAAAAAGACACATCAAAAATTGAATCATTTTGGCTGCTCCTTATGGGTGGGTGTTAAAGCGCTTTGATAACTCCCAGCAGCTTCTTAGATGCTTCACTTACCACCTTTGATTCATTGCATTGGTAGGCCGTATGCATTGCATCAATAAGGAATTGACCTTTGGTCAACTTGGTGCTGGCGCTGTCCAAAGTGCTACGCATGTGCTTTAGCGCTTCTTTTGCGTGAAACAGATCTGATTCAAGCTGTTTTTTTTCATCTAAATCAATCGCATCTGCTCGATTCATTTTCTAATTCCCTCGAATTCGTGCCTATTAAAAAAAGACCCGACACCCCATGCTCAAGATGCCGAGCCAAAGCCCCTTTAATTAAGCCGGTGTGTAGTCAATCGCTACGACTTTCACTTCATTGGCACGTGCAGCACCAAATGAATGAACACCACCAACCTGTTTTGCGTTCTTCTTATCCGGACGAGTCGAGATATCGAAGCTTGTAATATCTGCATCACCGAAATGGACAGCAGACTTACAGTACATTGCTAGACGCTTGGTTCCGACTGTAGCGCCTTGACCTACTTTTTCATAAGCTACCCAAGTCACACCTAACCACTTGTGACCTATGGCACCATTTCGAAGCATCTCAATGTTTAAGTGATCCGAGCTGGTCAGCACGGTGTCATTTAAGAACTCATTCAGCACATCCGATGTATACGTGATAAAGATTTCTTCGCCATTCTGTTCATCACATTCGTTCGCACGGAATAATGATTTTGCTTTGGTGATCTGCTTTTTCAGCGTACCGAAAGCCGGCGCAATGATTTGACCTGCTGGCAGGTTCACTGTTGAAACAGTTGTGGCACCGGCATCGTCTACTACTTTGCGAGTCACTGGACCAACAAGCGCCGCATAAATAATGTCGTCAATCTTGCGCTCACGTGCGCTGATCAAAAGCTTCATATATTTGTCTTGTGGCATTGCCTTCAGCTTAGGCAGGTCACGCGGTTCAATTGGAATGAATAGATCCCAATCAGACATTAATGCGGTACGTACACCTACATCTGGATGACTCCAATTAGTGTCACCAAAGCGAGCACCAGAAGCCTGCATTTCCACTGAGCCCATGTCATTGACGGTGAATGACTCACCTTCAATTTTTCCACGGTTCACAACGGTTTTAAGTAGTCGTGATTCGTTTTGCTGTGCCGCAACGTCGTATGTGTCATGGAACTGTTGAACAAACGCCGCTGTGATTTTGTTTTGGTTAGCCATTGGCTAAATCCCCCTTATTGATATTGCTTCGCATAAGCCTGTTCAACCTGTGCATAGACGCGTTTATGGTCTGGATGCTTGTCGTTCAAGTAGGCTTCCGACATCATTAATTGTTGAACTGATTCTCCACCGTTTTGCTGTGTGTTAAATGGCGGCAAATCTTCCTGAATATGCTTACCAATAGCGGCAGCCAGCTTTAAAGCACCGATTGGCGAGTCTAGATCCGAAGCCTGAAAACCTAATGCTTCAATGGCCTGTTTGGCCAAGTTCACATTTGCGCCAAAGTCATTACCCCATTCTTCCTGCAGGGCTTCCATTTGCACGGATTGATGCTGTTCATAGGCTTTAACGACTGCTTCAACTTGCTTATTGGTCATGCCTTCAGCATGGAATGATTGCAGTACTTCCGCGTTATCTGCTTTAAATGCATCAAAATCGAAGCCATCAATTTCAACTGAATAGGCATCAGCAGACTCTGGTACCGCTTTTGCTGGATCTGTTTCAACTGGTGCCGCGTTTGGTTCACCTGGTGCTGGATCTGCTGGCGGAGTACCCGGAGTCGGTTGTGGTTCTGCTCCCGGAGTTGGTTCTGGAGTTGGAACTGGTTCAACTGCTGGTACGTTCTCTGGGTTTGGGTTCTGTTGTTCATCCATTGTCTTGCTCCATGTGTGCTAGTTCTAAGCTCTCGTCATAGCGAGGGTCATTTGCTGTGTTAATTCGGTTGATAATGAAGTCCACGACTTCGGCACGGCCCAAACGGCGGCATGTCTCACGTTCGTTGTCAGTGAAAGCATTGCGTTTAAACCGCACGGTGAGTTCTTCTAAAATTCGTTGGCCATTTACGTCCATATCGAAATGCATCTGATAGGTCAGCGCCGTTGGTTTTCGATGTGAACGCCATTTAACGTGATGGCCAAAGCCTAATTCGTCCTCTTGCTCCTGGACCAGTTCTTTAAATTCCTGATCAGGCTGGGCCTTAAGATCGGCAATATCCTGCTCCAATGCGAAAACTTGCCCTTGCAGTACTTCTGCACGTTCCCATTCATGGTGCTTTTCATTGCGTAAAGTGCTGGATAAGGCTCTTTCCTTAAACAGCTCATTACCTAAGTCTTTTACCTTCTTTTCAGCCGCATAAAACAAAGCGCAAGCAATCAGTAAGAGGATGGCCAGAACGGCGATAATTAGGATCATTGCATCACCTCACTAACCATCTGCGCTTCCAGTCCTTTACTTGCTGCATTTGCCACAGCTCCTGTGACTTGCTGTGCCATAACTGCTTCCTGTTCCTGTGCTGCTGCCTGTTGTTGAGCCTGGGCTTTCTGTTCACGATAGGCTTGTAGCTCATCTGTGGTACGCATGATTGAAGTCGGTGCACCTAGACCAGCTGCCAGTACTTGTGGAACCGCATCAAGATTGATGTTGTCCAGTGCATCCGGAGCGACTTCAATAATTGATCCAAGTGAAGCCATCAGACGTTCAATACTGGCCACTTCCTCAAGCTTCTGAGCACGTGCCAGTGGTGAAATAAACTTGAATGAAAGATTACGGCCTTGTAGATCCTCTGGTGCTTCGCCTAATGCTTCTGCCCGATATGCCAGACCAAAAGCACGATCAAGGATAGGAACAAGTAACTCAGCCTGTGCACGGCCATATAACGGCCCAAGCTGCTGCCGGATCATATCGACACGTGCATAAATCTCTGCTGCTGTCGGAGGTGTGTTGTAGTGTTGCTGCAGGCTGTCCGCCATCAACTTACGGCGTATGCTGGATTGAATGCGATCTAACAGTGGATCTGCGACCTGAAAGCCTTTTCCACTATCCAGGCGCTTCATTGAATCTACCTTTCCTGCAGTTACGATCTTGCCGCCACCAATACGTACAGTACGTGGGTTTAAAATGCCGTCATCCTCAGCAATCCAGAAACCTAGTACATCAATCTCAGCACTGCGCAAGGTGTCACGCATCAAAGCATTCGCTGATTTAGCCTCTGGTAACGCCGTAGACATGATGCCAATTCCGTATACGCTGCCTGAGATCTTTCTAAAACGTGGTACTGCACAAGGGAATTCGTTATAGCCAGATTCCTTCAGAATATTTTTTCCATCCACCTCCACGTGATATGAAGCAAACGGCATATTCTTTGGCAGCAATACACGGTTGGTCATTGATGCTTTGACCTTGCGTGGTTCGATCACATGCACAACCTTGAAACGATCATCTGGCCGAGTCTGGTAAGTGTTACGCACTGCATCACTTACTTTGTGTTCACCAAATTCACTGACCAGCTGTGCAGCGGTTTTAGTGTATTCACGATAAATCGTATCCACTTGACCATCTGGACGTGTAGACGCAATAAAGCACTCCCCAATTGGCCAGCACTGGTATGTGAAGCCACCGCCTTTTTCACGGTCAATGTCTTGATAGATCACACCCCAACCAGCAACGGCGAAATCAATGATCATGTCGTAGATTTCACTGTCAAAGTTTGCGCCGTGGATATTGCGGAATAAGAATTGTGCGACCTGTTCAAGCCAGTGTTCACCTGGTGTGAGTTCGGCTTGATCGTCCATACCATCAGGCACAGCTTTAAACCAGATCGCATTTGCAGGTGTAGTACCTGCAATCAGGTTAGACACAAAGATCAGGATTGATTCGGCAGCAGTAGAATCCAGCAAATCAGCACGCTGTTTCTCTCTGGTGCCTTCGGAACCTGAACTGCCACTAAAACACTGTTGGCGCTCAGGTGCTCCGTACTTGTAGCATTCAGTCCAGTGCGCTTCGTATTTGGCACGTTCTGCCCGAAGCTCACCTAACCGTTTGCAAATTTGACTTGCTCGATCACTCATGCCTTATCCGCCTAGTGTTGATTTCTTTTCATCATCAGATGCAGAGGAAAGCACCTCAGATGCCTTACGCTTTTTGCGCTGTGCAACCTGTTCGTTTTCTGCTGTCTGTGCCTCTGCTCGGGCTTTGGCTTCCGCTGCCTGAGCGTCATAGCCTTTGGATGCTGCCTTGGTATCAGTCAGGCCAATGGCATCCGTTACGGTGCTAATGGCCTTGCCTACGAATCCACCGCACATGGTTAGTACTCCTCGGTGATCCAACCGTTAGGACCTACAACTTGGCGCGTGCGCTTTGCTGTTGGATCGGTAGGTGCATTGGATGTAGGTGGTTGAGCTGATTCACCTTTGGTTTTGCGCCATTGAAGGAATTCTTCATATTCCTTTTTGGCTGCCAGTTCTTCTGCAGTTGGTTCAACTAGTGCACCTAGTGAACTAGTTTCATTAGTAGACTGGTCTTGTGATTCAGCATCTTGACCAGTGATGTGCTCTAACGCTGCATCGGCTTGTTCTGCTGTGCTGACTGGTTCCGGTGCTTTCTCTGTTGCACCTGGTGTATTTACTTTGCGAGCTGCCATAAAAAAACCCTATCGTTGGTTGATAGGGTTACTGTGGGGGTATGGGTGTTGGGGTTTGTTGGGTGTTATTCTAGTCTATTGGATTTAATATTAATAAAATTTGGTGCTTCATTTTGCTTGTCGCTGATTCAGAATTTATAAGCCAAATTTTCTTATTCATAATTTTTGGCTGCCAAGATTCTAGTGCATAAGAGTTATCAAAAGTAATTTTACTTACTTCTTCAAAATCTGAAAGACATGATTTATGAATAAAATCCAACATCTCACTAATTTTTTTAAGATCAGCTTCGTATTTCACATATTTTTCAGAATACTTAGAATACTCTGGATAAGAGTTTTTAATTTTTTCAACTCTTGACACTAGCAACTGCGCGTCAATTTCAGATACTTCACTTAATCCTTCTTTAGCTCGATCAATCAACTCCACTAAAAGAGTTAGAATTGTGTTCTTATTATCTATAAATCGATTTTGCTGATTTAATTCAGCTTGCACTAGAGAGTGATCCAACTGCTCCTGAGCTTTTTGTATTGAAAGAAGGCCTAGCTGTGTCTGGTGTAAGGCTTTTCTATATGCATTGACAGCTAAATAAATAGCCAAGATCCCCAAAATTATTTGAATCTGCCCCGAATTATCTTCAATCAATGTTGAAAGGCAAACCAAGTATTCCCACATAAAATAAGTCCTTGTTATAAATTGATCATCATTCTACCTAAACTTACCTAAAAAATTACTATTCTTCGGCCCAACGTACTGAATCCAGCCCCATACATCACGCCAATAAAACCACTCGCCGTTGGATTCCTTCCACGGCGTGCCGTCATTCTCGATATGGGTGTAGTCAGGTGGCATGGCAGCTCTCTACATCTGCGATGGCTTGAGCTAATTGAGTCATAGGGCGACCATTTGCCTCTTGATTGATTACTGCATCAATTGCTTTTTCTAGACCACCAAATTGTTCAACCGCCTCATAACTTTTAACCAGATCTTTTAAGCGGATCCAAAACCCTGTATTCAGCCATCCATTTTGCAAACAAGCCGATTTGCAGTGCTTGTATCCATGTTTTTTGAAATACTCATTTGCTTTCACAACCCTAACTCCCGATCCAGTTCCTCAATGACCTGATCACACAGGCCGCCGTCTTCAAAAATATCCATCTGACCAATCTTGTACTTGTATGTCATCCATTCACCTTCCAGTGGGTAACGCACAATGCCTGTTTCGGTCTGCCATAGCAGAATGAAGGCATGGCCGTTGTCATAGTTCGGAACGCCGCCACGCGCCCACTCACTCACAGTTGAAGCACCGGACACCGGCAGAACATCTGCAATCTTTTCGTGTGTCCAGCCGCATTTGCCGAGATCCAGAATCATTCGATTGAAGTCTGGACGCTTGTAGTTCCGTAGTTTTAACTTGAACTCTTTGACCTTCTTTTTGGTATGCAGATTGATAAAACGCGCGCGCGCGCGAGGAGAGTTCGTATATACCCCCTCTCCACACTCTCCACCGACTAGTTGCAGCCCCATAGAACTTCCCATAGCAACCCCTATATTCACTTTAAATTTCCATCACTTTTATTTTGAGTAATCCGCCTTTAACCACATTGCCCCGGCGTACTATCAGCTCATCAAACTGTTCGTCATCTACGCAAAATTCACATTTCACTAAGCTATCGATTGTTGCTTTCAAGTAATTATCGATATCCCGTCTTAACCGATTTGGAAAATGAAACGTCACCTCCAGTTTTAACCGTGCTGTTGTATTGATCCGTGGTACCAACATGCTGACCAGATCATGAAAATCTCTTGCCTCATCACTCAACTTGAAACCGCGTCCAGATTTCTTCCAATAGTGGTTTACCGATGGAGGAATAGCCGGCAACTTAAAATCTAAAATGACCTTTTCACCCCCTACGCTATTTTGCTCTAGTTTCGCGTCTACGGCGTTTTGTTCTGCTTCATGTGTCTTTGCTTCAATTTTGTTTTTAAATTGCACTGACGCGCATTCCTTGCGTAATTTGTGCTTATTCAAGTGAACTTCTAACTGTTTTTCGCTCATGCGTATCGTCATGCAGTAGTCCCAAACAGTTGTTTTGCCTTTTCCGTTGGCAGGAATCCTTGTGGGTATTTTTTATCGCCTGTGATGTATCCAAGCTTCTCAAGTGATGCCAGATACTTCTGCACAGTTCTTTTGCTTACGTCTGAAACCACATCATCCAGAACATCCTGCACATAGGTTTTCTGCCTACGGAACGTGATGAACAAAACAATTTCAATCGTGAGTTCAAACATGTGGCCGTGTGATTGACTGATACTCATGCTGCACCACCTGTACGATTAAAAACACCTTTCACTTTTGCCGCCAATTCAGGTGGACATGGCACGCCTTTACGATTCTTCTCGTTATGCTCAATCGCTACTGGTTTTACCGGTGGTACATACATCACTTGAACACGTCCGGATTTTTTAGCTTTGTCTAGGTAATCGCTGTAAATATCTCTGAATGCAAAGTGAGCTGCTTTCTGGCCTTCGGTTTTGAGTATGTGGCGTACTTCATCCAGTGCACGTTTGGCCAATGTCGTGATCTTATTGGTCGGATCTGCTTCAAAATTTAAAGCTTTGGCCCATGCCTGTTCAGCTGTCCACCAGTCGCCGTCATGCACACACCAAGAACGAAACTCTGGAAGTGATGGGCACCATTTTTCAGAATTCATACGCTCTAAGCCACGGCGTAACTCTGCAGGTTTCAAACCGTTCAACACCGTGCAAACAGTGAATTGCAGCTCTGCTGGATTGATATTTCCGTATTTCTTATCGAACATTTCACCGTACAGCGCTTGCATCCGGCCTAAGACCTGGTCTGCAATCTCAGCTGGGAAATCAACAACGAATGCATCTTGAAATAACTGGATATTGCTCATGATTCACCTCGTGGAATTACACCTTGGCCATAGCGATGGCGTTTTGGTTGTTCAGCCTTAGGTTGTTTTGCCTGTGCCTTCGGTTTTGCAGGTTGGTAATTGCGTAGCCAGTTCAACCAGGTGGTCATCCACTTTTGAGAAATACGTTCAGGTTGACCAACTGACCATTGCGCCAGCTCTTTGAGTTGTTCAAGTACGATGTCTTGTGACAGCTTTGGAAAACTCACAGCTGCTTGCGCCATGAAATCCTGTTTGATTGGGTAGGTCCCGGAAAGATCTTTCAGCGTGTACAGCTTTGGATCGTCAGAGTGGTAATCAATAAAATTCAAAGCACCACGATCCTGAGGAGCAAATTCGGACGGCGCTTTATTCTTATTATTTTCTAAAGGATCTATAGGAATATCTATTGTGTCTTCGGTTTCCGAAGTGGTTGGCGCTCCTATTTCCGAAGTATTCCGCTTCGTTTTCTGTAGTACTTCGTTTTCTGTAGTACTTCGGTTTCCGAAGTAGTTAGATGATTCTTTTTCGCTTGGTTTAATGACGGCTTTACCTACTAAAGAAATTTCATTTAGGCGATATTTCTTAATCCCTTGTTTACCAGTTGCTACGATTGAAATAACCCCATTCGCTAAAAGCATCGCAAGGCCAACTTTTACAGTTGATAAGCTCATCTTTCTTGAATTCTTAGGTTCACCACCTTGCAACTGCGTCCAGCTCACAAAATCAGACTCCTTGTTATGTCCGTTAATGCGGTTTTCCAGCTCCGCATAGACGTTACGTGCAGCATCACTAATGAATGGCCACACTTCTTTTCGATACAAGCGGCTAGACATCACATAGCCTTGATCAAACTTATCGCTATACATGTTTTTCCCAGCCCCTTGTGCTGGTTGTGAAGGCTTCTTAAACGGAATTACTTGTGCAGTATTCATAGCTTCACAACCTCCCCGATACGTGTTAAATTCAACATTCGTTACATGCCTCATTTACTTTCTGAGTGAATGGCAAAGAAGCTCATCTGGTCGCACAGATGGGCTTTTTTTGTGCCGGTAGGTTTCATCAATGGTTCAGGTGTTAATTCAAAAATAGGCGTGTCTACGGTATCTGTGGTCAGACGCATAAGAGATGCGAGATTATTTAAACGTTCCCGAACTTCAGAAATATTTGATATGCCCAAGCCTCTTATATGCTCAGACAAGGTTTTATTTTCAGATCTGGCAATTGCTTCCAAGTCGCGCTTTTCGTCATACGTGCATTTGAACGTGATACTTTCAGTTAATTTTTCAGACATGCTTTCTACCTCACACAGCCTTATCACGCAGTTCAATCCAAATGTCTTGATAGGTATCTGGGAAAAGTTCTTTTCTTGTCGAAAGACCACGATCTTCAGCAATAACAGCAAGTCGAATTTTTCTTTCAGTGGGGATTTTCTTCCATCCGCTTACTGATGGAACTCTGATCCCAAGTAATCGAGCAACGGCAGCTGGTCCACCAAGAGCTTCTATAAGCTGTGCATCATTCATGTTGTTCTCCTAAATAATTATCTAATTATTAGGCATTCCTTATTTTTATTCAATAGGAATACCTAATTTATTTCGTGTTAGGATTTCCTAATGAAAACACTTGCTGAACGTCTTAAATATGCCATGGAAGTTTTACCACCTAAGAAAATTAAGGGGGTCGAACTTGCACGCGCCGTTGGGGTAAAGCCACCATCTGTTAGTGATTGGCTTTCTGGTAAATCGAAAAATATGGAAGGCCCGAACCTGATTCGTGCAGCCCAATTTCTAAAGGTAAATTCAAAATGGTTAGCTACCGGTATCGGCAAACCTACTGATGAAGAAGCAAAAACTGAGTTCAGTAATGTAAGTTTTAACAACGTACCAGTTATGGAAATTCCTGTTTTGGACTTTGTTCAAGCTGGCTTATTTGGAACCGTTGAATATGACGGCATCCACCCTAAAGATAAGACCTATACAACCTATCAAAGTGCAAAACCTTCTGATGTCTTTGGTTTGACAGTTGAAGGAATGAGTATGGCACCTGAATTTCTACCAGGTGACTCACTTGTAATTGATGCGTCTTTAGCACCACAGCCCGGCTCATTTGTTATTGCTCAGAATGGATCCTATGAAGCCACTTTCAAAAAGTACCGGGTAATTGGGTATGATGAATATGGACGTGAAGAATTTGAGCTAGTTCCATTAAATCCAGACTACCCAACAATCTCTTCAAGAGACCATAAAATATCGATCATTGGTGTGATGGTTCGCCATGAGCGGAGTTACAAATAATAAGAGAGCAAAATGAAAAGATTATGGAATTATGGAACTTCTACGCCAATTCAAAGGATTGGTGTAATTGTTCTGGGGGTGGGATTATTGTCACTTTTCTCATGGATGATTAAAGAGGATCTGAGCTTTGAGGATCTATTCAATAGCTACTACCTGCCAGGTAAAAGAGATTCCATGTTCTTTCATCTGTTCTTTTATTTTATTCCTCTAGGGCTCTTAATGTCTTGGGGGTATCAGGTTTTGGTAAAACTTAAAGAATGGATTTTTAATAATAAGCCCAAGGAGGTGGAACAAAAACGAGAGCCAAAACAGAAGCAGCCTTACGCACCACATCAGAAGAACTTACATTTCAAAAACAATCTTGCCGCCTTTCAATTCGCTACAAAAAACTATGCAGCGAACATGGAACCTGGAAAAATAAATCTTGGTCTCGTCCAGGATGTATTTCAAACTCAAGATGGCAATCAGCAATTTCTCATCCAGCTAGCCGATGTGGGTAAAACCACCCTAGTTAGTGGCTTTAATGATAAGCATGGCGATAAAGTTACTAAAGGAAATTTGGTTTATTGGGGGTTTGTTGAACCTGTTAATGACCTCAATGCTTTAAGAATCTCTGGAATTGGCCATGTTCTTGCCACACTATCCCCTGAATACGATCCAAACCAAGGAAAGTGGGAAATCAAGAATGATCTTACTAAATAATTCACCTAATGAAATGACCGCCATCTAGGCGGTTTTTTTACGCCTATCAAAAATAAATTAAAAAATATTAGGAATACCTATTTACTTATTTATTAGGATTGCCTAATATTTGTCTTGTACCTAATAAACCGAGAACGCCCATGAATCAATTTAAAACCTTAGCAACTGGCACCAATCACACAAGCCTGATCGTGTGTGATGGCGAACTTAAGGTTGTTCATTGTGGTGAAGTTATTGCGGTTATCACCAACTGGTAAAAACAAAAAAGCCCGCAGGGACTGGAAATCTAGCGGGCTTGCAATTAAGCGAGATAAGTATGAAACAAAATCCTATTCAAAGCAACCTGCCAGAGTTCGGCCAGTCGCGCCAAACTTCTGAGTGCTTGTACCAACATCCAGAGCCTAAATCAGTAGCGAAAGAAATCGTTTCAAATGTCGCTGCTTGGATGCTCCTGTTTTCAATCTTTATGGGCCTTGCCTTAATGGCTGGTTATGCAGCAGATAAAGAATCTGCATATCAGGCAGAAGCGATTGCCAAGTCTGTAGGGGGTGCGAAGTGAGCGACTTAGTTTATATGCCAACTGATGAAGATGTTTTTGACAGTCTTCAAGCGGCACTTGAGTTCATTGAGAGTGTTGCAAGTGATTTAAATGATGCGCTTGGTTGGTCAATCAGTGTTTGCAAAATAATCAAACCAACACACTCATGGTTCGTTAGATCAAAAGATCTTGTCAATGATATGCAAAATCGTGCTTCTGATGAATTCTCAGAATGGGCAGATGATTATTTAAATGATGTCGAATATGACAAGGTAAAGTTAGCCGAATTAGATTTATTAATCGCTAATTGGTTTAGCAGTAATGCCAAAGAGCCAGATTTTTATCAAGCTGGTGAAGAGGTTCAAGTAATCATTGTTACTAAAGAATTGCTTGATGAGCACGGTATTCAGTTGGAGGCTCGCCAATGAATGCCTATGTCAATCCTACCCGGATTATTTCAATCCGTGCCTCATCGCTAGGCGATCTGTTTGACTGCCCTGCACGCTGGGAAGCAAAGAATCTTTTAAATAAACGCAATCCAGATGGTGCACGCACTCGCTTGGGTACTGCAATTCATGAAGCTGTAACCCAATGGGATCACCTGAACTTAATCGGTGAGGAAGTTAGCCTGGAAGAATGCGAAGAAATTTTGCATCACCAGATCTGGCAACCCAATGAAGAAGTTGATTGGTCGGATCTGAATCAGAACGATGCTGAGTCCATTGGCCAGTCATTAATGCACAAGTACATCACTCACATCGTACCTACTCAGAAATTTATCGGTGTGGAAGTGCGTTGTGAATCATTAATCCTTGCAGATCTAGGCATTGAACTTACTGGCACCATCGACCGCATTTATGAAAATGAAGATGGTGAATTAGGCATCTCTGATATCAAAACCGGTAAGGCTGCTGTAGGCAGTGACGGCGTAGTGAAAACCGTTGGCCATGCGCCACAAATGGGAATTTATACCGTACTTGCTGCACATGCATTGCAGGAACCAGTAACAGCCCCTGCCCGTATTTATGGCCTGACGACTGGCAAAACAGATAAAGGTCAACACGTGGGTATCGGTGAAATTGAATCACCTGCAGAAGTACTGTTGGGTACTGAAGAAGATCCAGGACTACTGCACCACGCGGCCAAAATTATTAAACACGGTACGTTTTACGGCAACTCTAAATCAATGCTCTGCAATGAAAAGTTCTGCCCTGCGTACGCTACCTGCAAATTTCGTAAGTAATTAATTTTTTAAAAATAAGGAATACCACAATGACTTCTCAAGTAATGACAACTGAACAACTTCGCGCTCAACGTAAACCTGAAAATGTTGAAGCAAACTTTAATACTTATCGTGGCTTCCAGGCTATGCATCACATGGCTGAAAGTCTGGCCAATAGTACGATCATTCCTGAAGCTTTCCGCAATACCCTTATGGTTAAGGATCGTTATGACGCTCAGGCTAAAAAATGGATATATCGTCCTGAAGCAAATCCAAACGGCGTATCTAACTGCATTATTGCCTTGAATATGGCTCAGCGTTTAGGTGCAGATCCAATGATGATCATGCAAAACCTTTACCTGGTAGACGGTCGTCCGAGTTGGTCAAGCCAGTTCATTATTGCTGCAATCAATAGTAGTGGTCGTTATAGCCCTTTACGCTTTGATATCACTGGCGGTGAGGAAGAAGTGGAAATCCCATATGCTGTGACTGAGTGGGTTTATAACCAAGCTACCAAGAAAAAAGAACCAGTCGAATCAAATCAAACTGCTCGCGTTAAGAATTACAAATGTGTGGCTTGGGTTGTAGAAAAAGCGACTGGTGAGCGTCTGGAATCGACTCCTATCACCATGGAAATGGCTGTAAAAGAAGGCTGGTATCAAAAGAATGGATCTAAGTGGCAATCAATGCCTGAACAGATGCTTCGCTATCGTGCTGCTTCATTCTTCGGTCGTATCTATGCGCCAGATCTTCTAATGGGCTTACGCACTCAGGAAGAAGAAATGGAATCCATTATCGACATTACACCTGAACCAGCACCACAAGAAGCACCGCAAACTTTGGATAGCATTAAGCAGAATGTTGTGAAAGAAGTTGCTACCGATGCACCTGCAGAAGAAAAACCAAAGCGCTCACGTCAAACTCAAACCAAGACTTTTAAACAAGAAATAGAAGCACCAGTAGAAGATATTCCGCCGGCTCAACAAGCTGAAAATTTCCAAAATCAAACATCAAATGATGTAGGAGATGGAGAGTTAAGCGTAAATGAATTGAAGCGCCTGCAACAAGAGGCTGAAGCATTGGTACAGCAAAAGAAACAACCTAGCTCTACGGAAATGAAAAAGGAATATGCCAAAGCCTTAAATACGGCGAAATCACTGGCCGACATTCTGGATATCGAAGAACAGATCGAAAATGACAATGCTTTGACTCAAACAGACTTCCAGTACCTGCAGGCGAACATTGAGCAAGTACGCACCAAGTTTGAAACATCACAAGCGCCAGCTGTAGACCCGATCAAAAGTGGATCAGTTAAAAACGGTCTTACCCTCCTGATCTCTGATGCCAAGAACGGTGAAGACATTCGACAAGTTGCACAGCAAATGAATGCAGCTAAGCCGAATTTGACCAATGAGCATCAACAGGAATTACTGCAAGCCTACGCGCAGAAAAAGAAATTGATCGAAGATCAGATGGATATGTTCCCAAATAAATAATACGGATCTGGCCACACCTTCGGGTGTGGTCTACAGGAATAAATTATGAAAGTTATCCCATTAAATTTATTGATTCCGTTTAGAAACTGGCTGGTTAAGAACGGATACCGTGGCGTGAATCGTGGCGACCATCTAACAGCCTGGAAGCCGAAGCACAAACAGATTGAGATCATCGGACTGCAAATGAATAAACCTTGTCAGCCGGTATTTAAAATGTTCTTAGGCCAGTACCTGGAACACGGAAAAGAATTTTTAGAGGAATTGGCGTGATGGATATTGAAAAATTAAAAGCTGAGTTTGAGCAGTCTGAATGCTTTAAACGTCTTGAGCATGTTGCGCAATACACCTTCTTTGAATTTGGAGCATACATCAAACGCACTGATGTTCCTGCTGACATTGAAAAGAAGTGTGGAAAATTAATCACAGCCCTTCTTTTTAGTTGGTCCGCCTGGAAGGAAGCCAAAGCACAAGCGGTGCCGGAAGGATATGTTTTGATGCCAAAAGAAATAGATAGTTTCGATAGCCCTATCGCAAATGCGCTGGAAAAAGGAATTGTTCGTGATTGGCCTGCATCGGAAATTTATGCAGCCATGATCGAAGCACAGGAATAAGCCAATGACTGAAATTCAATTAACCAAACTTCAATTGGCGAACTATGTTTGTGATGAGCTGCATAAAGAAATGCCATTTGATCTGATTTTTAATCAGGACGAATTCGTGCCATTTATGGAAATCATTGATGCTTCAAACCTTAATGTTGGATTTTCAGTTAAGAATATCGGTGACAAGATTCATGTCGGTGTAACAAAGGGAAATTCAAACGGTATATATCAGGCATTGAGCAGCTACATCGCAAAGCATCAAAAACCGGAAAACTGCATCGATCAATTTATTGCTAGTGGTGAATTTGATAAGGCTTTTAAGGATGTGTTTGGTTTACCGGAGACGGTAAAACAAAGTTTAAAGGAGGTGTCATGACCAAAGATGTTTTACACGGTGAAGAAGACCGACTATTAAAGACAAGTGAAGTCACCAAAATGGTCGGTATGACACGTGCATCAATTATTAAAATGGTTGAAACCCGTCAGTTTCCGGAGCCGGATTGGGTAAGCGACAGCGGATACAAACACTGGTGGAAGTCGACTATTTATGCTCACTTCAATAAAAAACAAGCCCTCGCATCATGAGGGCTTTTTTTCTTCAAAATTAATATTTTTGGATGCTGCAAATTGAGCCTTGAGTTCATCGCAATAATCCGACCATCTTTGCATCATCTTTCGTCTTTTATCTAAATGCTTAGTCCGGTTGTATGCCCTGCCGTGCATGTCACGCACCTGGTGCGCAAGTTGCTGTTCAATAATATCCAGCGGAAATTCCAGAACTTCATCTAATAATGTACGTGCAATTGCCCGAAAACCATGGCCGGTCATATCCTCTTTGCCATATCCCATACGGCGCAAGGCCATATTAATTGACATATCAGAGATCGGGCGATGCTTGTCTGAACGTGATGGGAAAACAAAGTCTGAGTTATTCGTAAAATTATAGGCTTCTTTTAGAATCAAAATGGCCTGAGTAGATAAAGGCACAATATGGTCAAGGCCGGTTTTTGCAGAAGTTTTCGACGGAGTATAAGACCAGGTGGCATTATCAAAATCAATATCGGCCCATTTTGCTGCACGTAGTTCACCGATCCGGACAAATACCAGTGGTGCCAGCTGCAGTGCAAACTTTACATGGACCAGTTGAGATTCATAATTATCAATATCAAAAAGCAATCGGGCAAAGTCGAACGGATCTGTTAAAGCTGAATAGTGCTGTTTTTTTCTTTGAGTAATGGTGCCCGCCAGATCCTGTGCAATATCTCTTTCACACAGCCCCATCTTTACGGCAAATCGGAATACCTGGGATGCTTTTGACCTGATCCGCATGGCCGATTCGATATAGCCCTTGTTTTCATCTTTCTCAATCACTTTGGCCAGATCACGTGGCGTAATCTCTGAAATCGGCATATTGCCAATATCCCGATAAAGTTTTTCAAAAATACGTTCATTACGGGTAACGGTAGCTTCAGCCAGACGCTGTTTACTTTTATAGAGTTCAGATACTGATTTAAAAGTAGCCTGTTGTTTCAGTCGCTCTTTTTCTTCCACACCCTGCTTTTCTGCCTGTGGATCTTTTCCGGCAGCAATTAATGCCCGGAACTGGTCGCGGTACTCACGCGCTTTGGCCAAAGACATGGCCGGATAAGTGCCGACCGTCATCGTGTTTCTTTTTTTTGTAACCGGACGAGTGTAGTCAAAACGCCACATTACAGTACCGTTTTTACGAATTAGAAGATTCAGACCAGCGCCATCAGACAGACGAATATCCTTCTCTAAGCCGCTGGGATTGCTATTTTTTACGTCTCGAAGGAATGCTTTGATTTTGCTATCTGTAAGCGAAATTACTTGCTTTGGCATGTTTTTGCGTTACACCTGTGAGTACAAAACTGGTTTGTAACGCAACCTGTAATGCTTCATTGCGTTACAACTTTAAAAAGGTTTATACAACTTTATACAGGTTTATGCGGGGAAGTCTATTATTTACAGCAGGTTTATACGACTTTTGACAAGTTTGAATATAGAATTTGGTGCGCTCAGCGGGACTCGAACCCACGCCACAGGCTTCGGAGACCTGTACTCTATCCAGTTGAGCTATGAGCGCATCTTT